GATGATCTCGAAACCAGCCTTGCGCGCAGATTCGAGCGCGCCAGCACCAAACCGCTCCTCGATGGCGGCGGACGCTTCCTGGATCTGGATTCCGGCGTCGACGGCACCCTCGGCCATGCGAATGTCGGGATTCGTGGGATCGAATGTGCCACGGTTTCCGGCGGCAGATTTGATTTGAGTGGGGTCGAAAGCAACATACAGATCACCAACAGAATTAATACCATCAGGGGATTTTCCGCGGAGTTGCATCATTTCAGCAAACCCACCTGGGTCATTCACGTTGCGAATGATAACCCCATCAAAGCCATCAGCCTTTGCTTGAGCGATAGCGGCATCAGTTCCGCCATTTTCTCGAAAGTAATTTCCATTCCATTCGATGAACTTGGGCTTTTTCAGACTCAAATGCGTTGCGTATATGCCGGATTTGGTAGCGTTTCGCTGTCCAGGTTCTGCCCAGTTGTCTTGCCCTGAGTAGGTTAGCGCAAGTTCTCGGCTTGACGTAAATACAAAGCCTTCCGAGCGACTGTACTCATTGAGCGAAAACTCCGAGAATAGTCCGCGTGTCGTCCCATGATACACCACCAGCGGATTTCCCGCCTCGTCCACCACCTTCGAGTCGCCAAACCATGCCCAGAAGTTTCGAACCTCCTCCTCCGCCCGCCCAAGTCTACGCCCTGTGGAATCCTTTGTGCTCCTCTGTACGCCGCCGATGTCGATGGTTTCCGGGAGTTCTGGTGCCTCCGCAAACTTCGCCTCGATCCCGCTTTCCTGCAGGAGTCCGCGCAAGATCTCCTCTTGCTCGTCAGCCATCGCGTCGAAGTCGTCGCCAACGGGATCCGCTTCGGCCTTGCGCACCTTCTCGGCGGCATCCTTGAGGTCGCGGGCGTCGTAGCGGTATTCCGGATCGCCTGCCTTCTGGATCTCCTTGGCGACCTCTGGAGCGCCTCCGCCTTCCGCCCTGGCGTCAGCATCGATCACGCGCTCTGGGTTGATCCTGGTACCGGTTTCCTCCTGCATCGCGGCCACGGCGTCGGCATTCTGGCGGGCCGTCTCGGACGCGGTGCGGAACTTCTCCGCAGGGCCATCAAGCACGGAAACTTTGGCAATCGCTTCCTGAAGCGCCAGCTCCTGGTTCCAGGTCTTGCGCGCCTCCACGAAGGACGAGACAAAGCGCTGCATTCGCTCCGGCTGGTCGTAGATCTCGGACGCCAGGCGCGCCGCCTCGATCTGGGTCGGTCCCATCTTCGAGAGCGCACCCGACTCGATGCTCTCGGCGACAGACAGACCTTTCTTCCTGTCGTTGGCGATGGCGTCGAACACCTTCACCAGCGGCATGATTCCAGCGGGATCGGCTGCGACGGCCTCCTGGGAATCCTGGATCGCGCGAGCCACCGAAACGGCGAACGGATCGGCCCCCTCTTCCGCTGCGCGCAGGATCGGGCGGTCGCCAATGGCCTCGCGAACCACTTCCGAGACGCGTTCGGGTGTGGCTGTGGGTTCCTCGATCCGGACGACGGCCTCGGCATCATCCGCCGCGCGCACCACGTCTGGGTCAACCTCTGCAGACTTCGCGGGCTCGAGCGCTGCGCGTGCGGCCTTGTCCTCCATCTCGACCTTGCGCCACTCCTGCGACTCCGTGCCGAACTTCTTGCGGATCCACTCGCGGGAGGACCGATCGGCCAGTTTTGCGGCCGCGTCTCCGACAACTCCAACGCCACCCTGGATCGCTCCGCCGGAGACGGCGCTCGTTCCTACCTCCATGAGCGCATCTTCCATGGTGTAGTCGCCGCCCATGCCCTCCTTTACCAGTCCGGACAGCGGAGCGGACAAGACACCACCGACCGCGCCCTCGACGCCTCCAATCGCAACGCGAGCACCAAGTCGGCCAAGTGCGCCAGCTCGCGCAGACGCTCTTCCGATGATCGCCGCTTGCCGCGCCTCACCAACAACCGGGACGAAGTTCAGAGCGCCCAAAACAGGGTCAGCGAACCCGCCGCCAACGCCTCCCGCGAAGTTGGCAAGGCCGGACGCGCGCGAGATCACTTCTTCGCCGTCCTGCTTGTCGCGCCGAAGCGTCACCAGCATTTCCGCTTGAGCATCCGTAAGCCCGGAATCCGGGATGTCGATGTCGGGGAAGCCTTCCGCCGTCACGTACTCCTTGGCCTCGTCGCGGGTCAGGAGCCGTCCAGTCTTCCCGGCCAGACGCACCTCGTTGAGGAGGTATCCACCAGCAACAGGGCCGGAGATCGCCGTTTCTTCGAACGCCGCCGCGACGCCGCGCCCGAACCCCACGGGGAGCCGCTGGGGATCTGGGAGGTCGTAGCTCGAAGCGTCGACGAAGGTTGGCATCCTATCTCCTGAACTGGCGGTCCTGCGGCGCCCCTGGAATCGGGCGCATTGGTTGACGCAAATCTAAACCAACAGGGACGCGAGCGGCGGCTCCTTGTTGGCGCGGCGGCTGCGCTCGAGCTTCCGGCGTCGGCGGGGCGATGAACCAGTTTGTCAGCCCGCCCAACGCGCGCGAGATGAGTCCCTTCTCGTCCGTCTCGGGCATTTCTGCGAGATCCGCAGCCTCCGACCAAGAGATCTTGACCGGCTTCCCGTCCTTCGTACGCACCGGAGCGAGCCCAAGCATGAGGACAAGGCCGTCATCTTCGGGCGAGGTCACCCACCCGCCGCGTTCCTTGATGTCGGCGCGGTAGACGGCCTGCGAGCGGTTGGCCTGGAACTCCATCGCCGGGAGGACTTCGCGCAGCCACTTCTTGGCGCCGTCGACCACGTCCTCGGGCTCCTGGTTCGGCGCCTTCCCGCGCCACATCTTTGGCACGCGGATTTTGTCCGCATTGTAGAACGTCGCGCCGTTCTCGCCGGAAACCGCGACCATCCGCTTCGAGCCGAAGAACTCGGACTGCGCGCCGACCAGCTCATCGAAAGCCTGTTTTGCGGCCTTCTCGGGCGACGCGCCGGACTGCGCGACCTTGAGCGCAGTGAGCTTGACCGCTCCGTCTCGAAGCTGTGCCCATGTCTTGAACCCCCCCGACGGGCTTGTGGCAAGAAGTGAGCCTTGGTAGTTGGCGAACGCGACATCCACGGCGGTTTCGATTCCCTGGAGCTTCGGGATGTCCGCCACCTTTGCCCACGTCGCCGAAGCGGTCGCGAGCTGTTGCCGGACGCCCAGCGTCGCGGGGTCCGTGGCGAGTTGTCCGACCCAGAGGGCTTCGGACGGAAGATCCTTGGCGAGCTGGCGCAGGACTCCGCTGTAGTGCTGCCCGTAGACCGTGGCAAGCTGGGACATCGTTTCAGCAGCGCGCAGAGGCCCGTCAGCTTGCCCGTACCAACTCGATTTGATCGCGTCGGCTTCGGCCTGGGGGAGGATCGACGGCGTGTCGACGCCTTGCGCCTTCTGGAACGCGGTCACCTCGGCCACGTAGGCGTCGATCGAGGCGCGGACATTTACCGCAGGAACTCCGGGCGTCTGCAGGACGGTATCCAGCGTCTCCTTGGCGCGTCGCACGGAAGGGTTCTGGCGGACGGCGTAGCCTGCAGGGTCGGCGGCGATCTGCCGGTCGATGTTCTCGTTCGCGGCCTTGGCGAGCTTGAAGGCGTCGCTCTGGGCGTCGAAGTCGTAGCCGGCGGCGGCGGATCCCGCAGGGTCGCGGCGGGCGACCTCGGCGTCGCGCTGGGCCTTTGGCATGTTCGCCAGCTCGCGGACGAAAGGCGCGGTATCCTGGAATGGCTTGATCAGGTTCATCTTGACGACTGCAGCCTCGGGAGAATACCCCGCCGCGATGTAGTCGTTGATGGTGATCGGGTCTGCGATCTGCGCGCCGGTGGCGGCGGCGGTCTTCGTTGCGGCTTCCTTGGCGGAAAGCTCGTCGCGGTTGAGCTGGGTTCGCGCCCGCGCTGCCTGGGCCACGTAGCTTTCGGCCTGCGACCGGTACTTGGTGATCTGCTCCGGCGTGGCGTAGTCGAGCGCCTGGATCTTGATTCCTGGCTCCTGGATCGCCTCGTACTGGTCGGAGCCGTCGCCCTTGATTCCGGCGCGCTCCATGATCGTCTTGACATACGGCTTTGTCTCTTTCGGCTTCGGGAGAAAGTCGATCCAATCTTCCGGCCTTTTTGCAGCCTCCGCCTTCCTGATTGCGATAGCGAGATTCCCTGGTCCGGCATTGTACGCGGCGAGCCCCTTCGCGACTGATCCGAATTTCTCGATCTGCTGGGACAGGTAGCGGGCGCCGCCGTCGATGTTCTGGTCTGGGTCAGTCGGATTGACGCCGAGGTCGCGAGCCGTGCTAGGCATGAGCTGGAGTAGGCCTTGCGCGCCCTTCAGAGATACTGCGGCCTCATTGCCTCCGCTCTCCTGCTTCATGGTCGCGATCAGGACGGAGGGGTCGAGGTCGTACTTCTCCGCCGCCGCGCGAAGTTTCGAATCCCACTTCCCGCCAGAGAGAGGTTTTCCGGTTAGGCGATTCGCTCCGGCCTTGCGCACGAAATGCGTCTTGCCCGCGCCGTCGATGGCGTTGAGCAGATTTTGCGCGTCCTCGGGATTCTGTAGATGCTGCTCGAAGACGGTTTCGGCCAGGTCTTGGCGCTTCTTCTCGGCCAGTGCTTCGGCTTGGTTTGGCGGGAGCAAGGCAAGCCCTGCATCCGATTCCATCCCGCGCACGATCTCCGCCGCCTGTGCGTCCGCATCCAGCGCCGGGAGCTTCTGCAGAACCTTTCGATTCGTGTCGATCTTCTTCTCGAAGTCGAACTCCGACTTGACGGCGCGCGACGCTTCACGGAACTGCAAAGCGGCGATCTGGAAGGACTGGCGCTGGTTGCCGAGCTGGGATTCCAGGGAGCTTCCGAAGTACGGATTCCCCGACGGCGCCGCGCTCTTAGCCTCGGCGTCAATCTTCGCTTCTTCCTTGCGCCACTCTTCGAAGAAGTCTCCGTCTGCCGGTATTTCGCGCTTGAGTTCAGCCATCCGCTCATGCTTGCGGAGCAGGACATCGGTTGCCGTGTTGTCGGCCCACTCCTTCGCCTCGACGCGGCGCAGGGCGTCCTGCTGGCGGTCGTAGGCGTCGAGCGCGGTTTGCTGCTCGTCCCGCTTGCGCTGGATCGTTCCGCTGACGGTCGTTGCAGCGTCCGAAACGGCGTTCGCGAGGCCGGTGAGCATGTTCCCGGATTGGTCGGTCGGCCCAACGGATACGCGGCGCTCTCCCGAAGGCGTGGAAGTCTGTTGCTGGTAGCCTGGGATCTGCGGCATTGGTCAGCCTCCGTAGAAGCGGGAAGCGGTGGAAAGGATGTTCGCTCCTGCTCCAAGGTAGGACGCCTTTTGCGTATTCGACGCCTGCTGTCGAAGCTGGCGAGCCTGGTCCATGTGATCGGCGGCGCGCAAAGCGGCTTCCATGCGCGTGTTCGTAACATCCGTTTCCATGTTCTGCGCGGACTCGAGCGCGAGCGCGGAATTGGTTCCGCCGAAACCGAGCCCGGATTGCGCGATCGCGGCCCGCTGCTGCCCCATGACGCGCCCAGCCTGGCGACGGACCATCCCGGCATCCGATTCGCCCTTGCGGAGTGCTGCGCGCGCGTTTGCTTCGGCGCGTTCTGCGGCCAGCCGCTGCGCCGCCGCGTCTTCCGATCCCTGGGAGAGCCCGCCAAGCGTCGAGAGAACCGAGGAGCCGAGCTTGATCCCTGCGAGAATTGTTAGGGGGTCCATTCGTACCTCATGCGTCGGAAATCAGGTCTGCGACAATCGAGATGATCGTCATTGGCAACGGCTGTCGATTCTCGATCACGATCGTTCCGTCTGGGCTGTTCCCGGTAACGAACTCCCTCCGATCGTCTCCAGTTACGGCCGGAACGGGAGAGTTCATCCTATCGGAAGGTCTTCGGAAAGTGAACTCCCTTGACGCCACCCCGTTCCCAATCCAGCACCCGACCGACTCAACAAACCTGAACGTCGTGTGGGAGATCCGCTTCGTCTTCCCGATCGTGGTGTTCGTCTCGTTTCCAAGCTCGATTCGCATCGTCTCGATCAGCTCCCATGCCGGAATCCCAATCGTGGCAACGCAAGCATGGTCCTGGAGGGTCGCGACGCCGTCGGCCACCTGGATCTGTGGGTGTGCGCATCCATCGGCGAGAACATCGACCATGCGGCCATCTAGGTGAGGAACCGGGAAAGAGTATCGGCGGATCTGCCACGTTCTAGCGGCTTCGGCGCGGAAAATGACGGGGACTGGTCGCAGCGGATAGACGGAAATCTCTGTAGCCGACGTGAACGCATCCACAAGAAGGTCGACGTAGTCCCCGTTCAGCTTTGGAGAAGGGATAGGTCCGGGAACCGATTCGACCAGCCGAACTATGGATCCAACCATGTCGGAGGTGAATACCGGGGCGACAGTGCCGAACAAGAGCGCGACGCTGTTAAGCGTCAGCCTCTCGGACTCATCCCAAAGGTTTCCTCCAGCAAGGCGAAGGCCGTGGGTCGCACTGGAATCGGACCCGTCGAAATGGACGAGCGAGTCACAGTAGCGGGCATTCCGAAGGTCGCCTCCGTCTGGGTGCGCGTCAGCCATGAACTCCACGACGCCCTTGTACTGCGGAACGCCTGCGCCGTCGTTCGCTGAGAACCGAAGCCCGGAAATCCAGAGATCATCGATCAGGCCGGAAGGCGACGGGATGCACGCGACGCCGCGAATCTTGTCTCCGTCGATCGTTCGGTGTTGGTGCCACCCGAACACGTCTTGATCTGCGTTCCATGTCATTCCGACCAGGTTCCCGGCGCCAGTTGTCAGCCAAAGGATTTTCCACGGCTCGTTCTGCCACGCCATTTCCGTGAAGCCGTCGACGCCGATGTGGTCGGAAATCGCGCTCAGGTCGATCGACTTCCACCCCTCGCTTGTGCGCCCAAGGGCATGAACGCGCTTTCCGCCCTTTCCGACGTAGAGGATGTTATTGTCGACCGCGACTGCCTCGACGTCATGCGACCCGAACGTCGTGATCTGGTCAATCCGCACATTCCCAGGGCCGAATACTGCGTCCGATGCCTCGCGTACCTCGAAGGCTCCGACCTTGGATCCGACGATCAACGACCCCTGCGACACCATCCATTCCGTCGAAACGAGCTGGTGGGATGGGATCTCGACCGTGACGCACTGGTCAGCGGTAACGGTGCCGGAGCCGTTGTATTGCCTGAAGCTGCGAAACTTACCGGCCACAGAGAAAAATAGCTTCCCACCTGCTGAGATCGCTAGGCGGGAACGCCATAAGGACAGATTGTCAGGATACGCCGCGCCTGGCTCTGGAGTCTCTCCTGTAGCGATCGCAGCCCATGCCCACCTGGCCGTTTTGAATAGTGGCGCGTTTGTCATGTCCCAATAGACTTGAACAGACTCGAATCCTGGCCTTCCAGAGACAGGGCTTGGATTTGATTTTATTTGGCAAGAGAAATGCCCGTTTCCAATGTATCCAAGCTGGATCCTGTATAGGATCTCAGGAGACGCGGAATAGATTGCCCCGTATTCGTGCAATGGCTCGGTAACAAGTCTTGCTGCATTCGGGGGCATTGTGGCGAGAAGCTGATACCACCTTCCTTGATGCCGGATATAGTCGCCGTGATTGGCGACCATGTCCTTCGACCACTCTTTGAAAGTGAACTCCCCATCTACACGCATTTCGGTATCGTCTGGGTTGAAGATTATCCTTCTTCCGAGCGCTCCCGAAAATGTCCCTGTCGGAGCGATCAGCTCGTTATGAAGAGGAAGGCTTCCAATCTCAACAGATCCCGTGCATTCGATGATATGGTTTTTCTCTGGTTCGTAATCCTGAAATGGAGGAGTATCATAGTTCTGTATGTAAGGTGTCGGATTCGTATCAGAAATGACTCCGTGAGGGCTTCCTGTATCTCGAAATAGATTTGTCTGGATTACAATGCTACCATTATTTGTGATCACAATTGCCGGAGATGATCCATCGTCAGCTAGATAGAGATCGCGTCCTTTCTGCGCCCTGGAGATCTTTGATGTTCCGTCAGCCCTCCGCGAGTCGGCATAAAATGGGAATGAGAACGAGTTTGCGATCCTCTCTTCGCGGTTACGAAAGATTTTGACGCGCTCGGACTTGCGCCCAAAGGCGTAGATCCATGCCTCGTCCGATGCGATGTCGTGCGGGACGAGAACAGGGCACGCCGCTTGGATGTCGGCGACGTCGCCAAGGTTTGTGACAAGCTCTGTTCCGGGGCGTCGAGTGACGGCACCATGGACCACGGGGATCGCATTTTGCGACCGCTTGAGGCCGTGCGAATACTTGACGTGGTCGACGCGGCCGCCGAACAGCGGGGACAGTTCACCCGCGTTGAAGGACGCCTTGAGGAAGGATGCAGAGGTCGACGCCATCAGATTTCCCGCTCAGCAAACCAGGACGAATCCTGCGGGAATTGCGGTGGCGACTGGATCGCCGATCGCTGCTTTGCAGTCTCGACGGCCATTTGGTATTCCCGGAAGAGGAGCTGCTCGCGCCCTTCCCGAAGCGGGGTCAGCGTGTAACAAAGCGCTTGCGCCAACTTGATCGCGAAGGCGTTGCGGAAGCCTGGATCCCAGCGGTCGGGATCTGTCACGCGGGCCGTGTAGATGATCTGAAGGGGCGCTGGAAGGTCCGTCAAGATCTCGCCAGCCTCGATCACGTAGGCCGACAACGTCGCGCCGCGATAGTCGGACGTATCCTGCGCGCCCTGGCCTTCCACGTAGGTGAGTGCGAGGAAGTCGGCAGGGACAGGGAATGCGCGCTCGTATCCGAACGCGGGAGGCGCGGCCGATGCGGGAATGGAGGCGCGCTTGGTGGCGAACTTCCAATTATTCGCGGATAACTCGGACTCAAGGATGAGATCCCAGACCGCAGACGCTTCTTCTGCGGCCTTGGAATCCTCGTTCATGTCCTGGATTCGAGCCTCTCCGAGCTTGGTCAAGGCGTGGTTCACGATGTCGACTTGCGAGGCCATGAGTTCCCTCCGTGCCTAAAATCTACACCGCGAACCGCCTAGGCTAGAGCGGAACCGTCTCGATGTAATCCTTGAGGAAATCCACAAGAGCGGTAATCTCGGCGCGGCTCGTGATCTTCGCGGTGTCAACGCAAAGCTCGATCGCCTTCGACGTGGTCGACGCTCCGACCGTGATGTCTTCCATTCCCTTCGATGGGTCGATCCCGATGTACTTGTACGCCATTTCAGAGCCTCCAAAAAGGAGGGGGAGGCGTTACCCTCCCCCGGTGGATCAGTTGGCGTAGTACCCGGTAAGGATCATCGCCACGGTCCCCGCCGCCGCCGAAGCTCCGGTCAGAGTTGCGACAATGTCGTAGGACTTCCCGGGAACCGGCTGGGAGGTCAGGCCGAGACGCTTCCAGAGGGGCTGACCCATCTTGGCGATGTCGGCGACTCCGGCCTCTTCCAGTTCGCTCGTCCATGCCCCTGCGTTGACCAGGGACACGGCGGAAGCGAACTCGTCGGCGTCCACGACGGCGCCCGATGCTCCCATTTCGTAGATGCCCACGTCGGCGGCGCAGGATCCGCCCAGCGCATCCCAGGCGAGTTCGAGCTTGATGGGCACGAAATTCGACGGGATGGTGGCGAGGCGATACGTCGATCCGATGGAATCTCCGTTTGCCGACTCGACCTGGCCGTTGAAGTGGTGGAGCTTGTGGCCGGGGAAGACTCGCTCGGCGCCAGCGGCCAGAGCTGCCGCCACGTTGGTGCTGTTGGTGTTGACGACTGCCATTTCTGTTCTCCCTTACGACGCGAGGATCTTGATTTCGACCAGGCGCTTCGGATCCACGCGGGTCGCATTGAAGGAACCATCCATGTAGACTTGCCAGGGGAGGCCTTGGATGTCGGGCCGCTGGCGGATGTCGCCGCGAGGAGCCTTCCAGGTTCCGAAGTGCATGGCCTTCTTGGTCCAGACGGGCAGGCGGTAGTAGCCGTTACTGTCCTTGATGACGCGCTGGGTGTGGACGAAATTCATGCCGAGGAACGACATAATCCTGCCATCCTTGAGCACGGGCTTCTCGCTGTAGTCGAGGGAGATGATCTGGGCCTCGGCGAGCAGGTCGCCGTGAGCCTTGGCGTTGTAGCCGATGTAGATCTGTTCCGCCTCGATGTCGACGTCGTTGCCCATGATGATCTCGAGCGCGGCCTTGAGCTTCGCCACGTTGAGGCCGACGTTCGAGCCGCCGCCGCCTTCGTTCACGGGGACGACGGAGCTGGAGCCCTCGGAAGCCCATGTGGTCGTAGTTGCGCCGTCGGGGCCGGTGAGCGCATCACCGAAGAACGCGGCAAGAATCCGGTCGTCCTGGGCGCGGTTGATGGCGGCGATGGACCCGGCCATGAGCTTCGACTGAGGGTCGATCTCCGACTCCAGCTGCACGAAGGTGTCGCGCAGGAAGGCCTTGTAGAACGAGATGGGACGAACCCAACGACGGGTGTATTCCTGCGCCGAGTGGATGATCGGAGCGCCAACGGCGGTGACGGGATCCATCTCGAACGATTCGAGTTCGTCCACCACGGAAACGCTGGTACCGGTGTGGCTTCCGGTCATCACCTTGTCGACAAGCTTGGAACGGGTCTGCTGAGCGACCAATTCCAGCATCTTGTTGTACTGCTTGGTCCTCAGTTCGATTGCGTCGGGCATGTTAGCCCCCTCCTTTGATTTGTGATCATTGGTTGAGGCTTCTCCGACGCAGTCGGGACCGTATTTCTAGCCGGTTAGCTCTTGGGTTTCGGCGTTTTCGGTGGGTCCGTTTCCGGTTTGCCCTTTTCCATCACCCAAGTGAACAGCTTTTCGGCTCTCGCGATGTTCGACTCTGGCGTCTGGTCAGCGCGATAAGCCAAATGTAAGCATTTGAAGCGGATTTCCGCAAGCTCCTTATCCACCGGACACCGAAACCTTCAAAAGGCGGTCGAATTCGGCGCGCTCCTTGACTCCTCCCTCGGTGAATCGCTTCGACCAGTCGCGATCCCCTTGCAATTCCAGGAGCTTCGCGTCGGCCTCGGCGGGCGTCATGTAGGCCGATGCCCCGCCCTGCTGCGCTCCGTGCGCCGGAGCCTCGCCGATGCGCTGGCCGATCTCGGCGAATGCGCGGTACATCTCCTTGGTCCCGATCGAGCGCTCGATCTTCTCCAGGATCTCTCCATTGAATCCGGCCAGCATCACGCCACGGCGCGCCGCCTCTTCTTTGGCGGTGTACGCTCCTCCCCATTCGCGGCGAATGTCGGCCAGGTCGGCGGCGCTGCGCTGGCGGAAGTCCTCGTCCGCGCGCGCGGCCTGCTCAGCCCGCTGCTCCTGCATCCAGGCGGCGAGCTTCTTTCCGCTCATGGCGGGCAATCCCAGCTCATGCAGCTTCGCGGCGACGGCCTTGGCGTCGTTGGGGTCGAAGCCTTCCATCTTGTCCAGCTCGTACCCATCGGGGGAGTCGGGGCGCCCACCAGCCTTGAAGAATGCTTCCCATCCGATCTTGTCGTCCTCGCCCTTGGGGACCACGACCTTTTCCCCGGAGAACCGCTTTTCCAGCTCGCGGTGCGACAGGAGGGCGTCGGCGGGAGATTTCCACTCCTTCTTCGTCGCCCATCCCTTGATGTCGGGATCCTCGATTCCGTCGAGCCAGGAGCCGCCAGAAGCGGGCTTTTGCTGCGGAGCGGTGTTTCCGGTCTGGCCTGCGCCCGTGTTGGGGTCGCCAGGGTTGCCCGCGCCTAGAAGGGCGGCGGATCCGGTTGTGTCGGCCATGGTCTATTCCTTTGGTTTGCCCGTGATCGGATCGATTCCGGCGTCGGCGTGGATCGCGAGCCACACTTCCCGCCGCCCTTCTGCCATCACGGTGGCGAGGGGGTCAACTGCTCCGGTCATCAGCGAGATCCGCGCGGTGGAGGCTTCCACGCAGCAGAACTTCGCCAGGTAGCGGCGGACGATCTCGGAGGCAGGGCCGGGGGAAAAGAAGGTTGTTCGGAACGCCTCGCGAACCGCCGCCTTCTCCGCCTGCCTTCGCTGGATCTCCTGGACCTCTTCATCTTCGAACATCAGAACGAGCCACCTTCAGGGCTAGTGGACAATGCCTGCGCTTCGGCGAGGTACTTGGCGGACTGCGCCGCGACCGGCACGGCTTGTAGCAGCTGCTGAGTCTGCATCGCCTGGGCGTCTTGCTCTTCGATGTCGCGCATTTCGTCGTCGGATCGCAGAACCTTGGACGGCAAGCCCTGGGCGTCGGCGAGAACCTGGAGGGCCACGTCCCACTTGACGCGCTTCGGTGCGGTCGGGTCAAATTGGGCGATCGCGGCGGTCGATTCGATCATTCGCATCACGGCCACACCTTCGCCTGCCTTCTGCGCCCGTGTGATCGGCGAGGTGTAGCGGACGCGGTAGTATCCGCCAGCTGCGCGCACCGACTCGGGGGTTTCAGGAAGGGCTCCGGCTGCGGCCAGGATGTCCATTTCCCGTTCGATCATCATTCCAAGGGCTGGCTCAATGCCAGACGCCACGGGGCCGAGTAGCTGCCCCTTCTCCTGGGCGCGCTGCAGCACTTCCTGGGCGGTCATCTGGCGGCGATCTTCGGCCAGGATCTCGAACAGGGAAACGAACATCGCATCGTTGATCGTGCGGCGCTCGCGGTCCATCAACTCAAGCGAGAACGGAACATTCTTGCCGGTGTAGAGCGGCGCCACGTTCTGCTTTCCGTCGACCATGCCGCCGCGAATCAGGGCACCAGGGACCATCTGGAATGGCTGCAGGGCACCGTCGTTGGAAGTCAGAAGCGGCGAATCGGTCGCCATGTGGCCCGCGCGAAGAGTGGTTTTCTTCATCGTGTTCGCCAGCTTGACTGTGGGGAGAATCTCCATCAAGGGGGAATAGGCGTAGATGTCGCCATCCGAGACGGAGAATCGGGCCACGGCAAACGGGAACGATCGGTATCCTCCCTCGGCGACGATGTCCTTGGTGTCCTCGCAGATGTCGGTCGACTTGAACGCCATGCCTGCAGGGTCGCGGCGCCCTGGGTCGCGCGCGGAGTTCGGGGCGACGCACTGGATGAACCAGAACTTGTCATCCTTGTTGGCCTCGACGGACTCGCGGATCTTCTCCGGAGTGCGGTCGCCGAACTGCTGGATCGCCTGGCGCCCATCGAGCGAGTACCGGCGATAGACTGTGTCAATTTCGCCTTGGAAGTTCTCGTCCAGGTAGACGGTGGCGAGGGACAGGTTCCGGTACTTGATCCCGGTGTTGTCCATGATCATCATCACGGCGGTACCGTAGCGGGCCAGAGACTTGTACCACTCGGGAGCCTGGGTCGAGAACCCGGATGTCGTGGCGTAGCGCGCCTTGAACAAGCGGCGCGTGATCTCGTCGGCGTAGACCTTGGACGCGTGATCTTCCTCGTCCTCCATCTCCAGCCGGTGCCACTGCTCGTTCTGCGGGGTCATGAGCGACGACAGGGCGGCGGCGAGGCGGTTCACGGCGATGATCGGAGCGGACTCGAACATTTTGAGCCCGCGCTTTTCGCCTGGAGTCGTCTCGCGGCCAAAGCGCGCGGCACCGGCCACGTACTCGTCGATCGAGTTCCACTGCTCCTCGAACGAGGATCGGCGGGCCTGGAGCTGACCAAGGCGCGTCAAGATCTTGGTTGCGGTCGCGTCGGCCATCATCGACCCAACAAGGGGGAACGATTGAAGTTCGGCGCTGGCGTCGGGCGAGCGTTCAGTCCACCAGGCGGCGTCGCGGGGGGTGCGGAAAGCGAGGCAGGCGCGGAGGGCGCAAGAAGCTGGGCTCCAGAAACGGGGCGCGAAAGCATCGCGGCGCCAGCTCCGACGCCTCGAAGGTTGCGCTCGATTGCCCTGGTGCGAGCCTGGGTGTCTAGACGGCGCTGGATCTCGTCGCGTTGCTCCTGGGCGATCGTGTCGCGCCGCCGCTGCCGCTCTCGCGATGCCGTGATTCCGGCCACGTCCTCGATGAATCCGAGCATCGACATTCGCCACCTCCGTTTCGATGAATTTACATCATTTCGTATTCGGAATAGGCCGTTTCCACGCGCATCGAATTGCCGGAGAATGCAGGCGAAGCGATTGCGACCGGCTGTGCCCAGGTCAGCGCGAGAGCTTCGGCGCGGTCAGGACTTGCCCCGTGGCGCTTGCGAATCAGTTCCTTTTTCTCCACCAGGATTCTCTCTGTGGAGTGCTCGAACGCCATTTCGGGCCATGTAAGCTGATCCAGAAGCTCGGGGTCGTTCGGAAGCTCGACTCCTGCCGCGAACTCGTCGCGCATCCTCCCCCACATCTCGGCGCGCTTGTTCCCGTACTTGTCGGAATCGATCGCTTTGGCCGCTGCCTGCACGTCGATGATGATTCCAGGGCCGAGAAGCTGCCTCAAGCGGTCGACCACGCCAGCGCCAACGCCGACACCATCCACGAAGATCGCTTTCGGGCGCTCCGAGAAGCCGAAGAATTTGGCGGCGATGATCTCGCATAGGCGCATCGTGTCGGCCTCGCGGAACGCCAACGTCGGGAATACGGCGCGGCCCTTGCGCATTGCAATCACGGAGAAGTCGGATCCCTGGCGGGCCACATCGATACCCCAGACCATCGGTGCGCCCGCTTCGTGGGCCTTGTACTTGCGGCACTTGTCGAGCGCGGAACTCGGGATGAACGACAAGAACCCGGAGACGTTCGGGTCGTTGAAGTACTCTTGGCGGAATTTCGCGTCGCCGAGGTCTTCGCCCCAGCTCGAAATGAGTTCCAGCCGCTCGCGCTCAAGGGTTTCAGGCGAGAATACGCCGGTTTCATCTGCGCGCGAATCAATGAAATACCAATCCGATTGACCTTTTGCGTATTCTCCAATCTGGTAGAAATGATTCCGTCCGCGAACAGTGGAAACAAATAGCGCCCATCCTCCGTTTTCCGCAAGCATTGGACGGAAGAAATCCCATGATTCAGGCTTGGCAAGCGCATATTCCGAAAACACGATTCCCGCAGGTGACGCGCCGACCAGGGAGTCGTAGGAATCCGACCCGACAAGTTGCCACGTCGAGCCGTTCAGAAACTCGATCCGCATTTCCTGATCGTTGGTCTTCTTGCGGATCTGAGGCGGGAAGGCCATGTCGATGCGCCGCTTCCCGCTGTGGGGGTCGACCTGTTGCCAAATAGCCTTTCGCGCCTGGGCGTACTCGGGAAGGCAGTGCCAGTAGGTTCCTGGACGCATCATGGCGGCGGTCGCCGTCCAGTGAAGGCATACATCGTCCTTGCCCCAACGGCGATGAGCACGGACTACGGCGCGCTTGCCGCCATCCCAGAGGTAGCGCCAAAGCCCCATCTGGTAGGCGCGAGGATCCCAGTTATTTGGGATCGAGATTTCCGGCATACTGTTTCACCGCGATCGTGAGGGGTGAGTTCTGATCTCCGGCTAACTCAAGCTTTTCGCCGTACTTCTTCGGGGCCATCTTGCCGAGAATCCATTTTCGGGCGTCGACCTGGAGGCGCCTGTGCTCGATCATGTCGGCGGTCTTTACCTCTACCCCCCATTCCTTTAGGGTTTCGACCTTTCCGATTTGCGGAGTATCTGCAATGTTTAGAATCTCTTCGAAAATGACCTTTTCACGGATTTCAGATACGCGCGCGTACTTATCGGCAAAATCTTTATCATTCGCCAATCTCTTGTAAAACGTATCCGGTCCTGGAAGCCCTTCTTCCCGGTTTTCTCCTAGAATCGAGTTGATCGATTTCCCTGTGACGAGAAGTCCGAAGATTCGATATTCGATCTCTTCTGTCCATTGGAATGGGGGTCTTCCTCTTTCAGCCATGCGCGTTTGCCCTCCTGAAGGATCGCTCAAGATGGAAGATACACTCTGGTCACGCAAAAAAGGCGGGGTAAACCCCGCCTCCCTTCCCCCTTCACGGCGGTCTAGTTTGCCGTGTCGTTGCGGGGGTTGCTACGGCTTGTCTCTGCAGATGATCTCAGCCCTTGCCGAGTCTACTGAGCATGTCGTCTCGGGATCATAATCGGGGCCGGTGGTCTCGCAACCAAAAAGCATGGCAGAGATGGCGGCAATCACCACGATCGCGATCACTGGAACGCAAATCGCCATGGCTGCGATTTTAAGATCAGAAAAATCCTGCTTGTCGCTCATTGATCACCATCCTCCTGCCTCGAAGGCAGTGAAACGCCCCTGAGAGGCTAGGGGATCGGCAGATCTCACCTCCCCAGGAGTGCATTTTTTTCGCGATTCTGTCAATAGGTGCAGATTGCAACCTATCCCGCTCGCCCCGTCAATTCCTGCGCGTTTTGAACGTGTCTCGCGTAGACCTCCGCCTTTCTGCACGACATCGGGCAGCTGGACAGGACTTCCGCGATGTGGAAGAATTTTACCCGATCTGCCCGAAGCCTCGCGATCTCCGCTCTCTGCTCCTGCGCGATGGAGAGGAGCACCCAGATTTCTGCCGAAAACGCCGCGTTTGCGTTTCTCATCCGCGTTTGGCTCGAATAATCCGAGCCTTTCACGGTCGCATTTTGTTGCGCCTGAAAGATCAGGTGACCATCTGCTGTCTGGACATTCCCAATAGGCGCACCATCACCAGTTTCAAACTCCCACGGCCCAGGCGTAGCCGCTGCAGCCAGCGCCTCGATCTCCTCCAGCGTCCGCCCCATCTCGAGCTTTTCTTCTGGACTCATCTCTCACCCCCTATGATTCGCTCCATGTTATCCGCTGCCTCCTGCGCCGTCCGCCCTGCCGCGAACAGCTTGCGCGCCCCGAACTGCCGCACCGTCAGCCCGTAGCCGCCAAGCTCGTCGCGGACCATGCGGGGCAGCGCCTTGTCGGCATCCATCGCGGCCCGTAGCCGTGGGCCTGGTCTCCAGTCGATGGCGCTCATAGCCTCGCCTCGATGATCCAGAGCAGGTCTTCGAGCGTGCGGATCTCGCGCATCTGCTGGCCGATGATCCCGGCCTGTTTCGGCTTCGCTCCGAAATCGCACTCGAAAGCCCACCAGTCGAGCCATTCTGCGACCTGATCAGCGCCCGGGTGGTCGGGCCGGATCTGATCGGCAATCAGCGTCGCGTAGGCGTCCAACAGCCCGTACACCGCCTCCCACCGTGGCGACTCGATCAGAGCCCCGCACGCGATACGGTCGGCCTCGTAGACGGCGGAAATCGCCTTGACGTGTGCTTCCCATGCCTGGAGCGCGGCGAGCTTTTCGGCGGGGGTCATTTCTTGCCCCGCTTGACTTCGCTGTTGACCGCCAACCGCGCGAGCTGGGAAAACGTCATCCCTCGCCGCGCAGCCGCCTTACAAGCCGCCTCGAATTCCGACGCGCCGCATCTGTAGGACGGGCGTGCCGT